ATGAACTATTCTCCTGCTTCTCCTCCGATGAAGAAGAAACGGAGGTGGCCGATGATGATGAATCCGGATCTGATTCAAGAGCTTCCGAAGCTTAATTATTGTGAACAGGGAAATAAGATTTTTGTAAAGCCTGGAGTTTACCCATTATCTTCACGCAAACTTGAAGGTTTTATGAAAATTGCAAATCTTCAGAAATATTATCAATGCAATCCTGTAAGATTTATAAATGATTTTTTTAATATAGAATTACTTGATGCACAGGCATGGGTAATTCAGAGAGCCTGGAACTGTCCGAATGTTTTGTTAGTGTGCACCCGTGGATTTGGTAAGTCTACATTGATAGATATTATGATCATGGCAAAAGATATGCTATTTAATAACTATTGGACATACATTGCTTCCGGTTCTGGATCACAGGCTGAACAAACGTTTACGACGCTCGAAAGGCTTGCGAATGATAATATAGATACTATGCTTGGTTCTACAGGTTATATTTTTAAGGCAGAAATTGAAATTAAAAATGCTGCTGGAGATGGCTTCAGTCACTCTTCTAATGGATTCTCATATTCCCTTTATAATGGCTCATTTACTCAAACACTTAACAGTAATGTAGATAAAAAAAGAGGTATGCGTGGTAGTGTTGTATTTGATGAATGTGGATTCCTTGATGAAGAAATGATGTCGGTATATGCAGCTTTTGCAATTGTAAATAAAAGCTTTAAGTCCGGTAAGGATCGTGATGGCAAATCAATCGATCGTAACCGTCTAAGATGTATTCCATCAAATATTCCAAACCAATTATTTTATATTTCTTCCGCTTCTTCTACAGATACAAAATTCTATAAGTTATATAGAGATTTTAGCAAAAGACAACTCATGGGAGATCCTGATTATTTTGTAGCTCATATTGATTGTGAAGTTGCATTTAAACCAACTATTCGTGGAGAAACAATGGAACCTTTGTTAACACCCGGTACAGTAGCTGCAGAAATGCGTTCTAATCCAGAAAAAGCGCGTAGAGAGTATTATTGTGAATTTACTTCTGATGCAGGTGCTAATGCGATTATTCGTAGAGGCGTTATTGCACGTAATGAAGTCATTCGTAAACCTGTGCTGTATAATGACACCGGACAGAGAAAGATTGTTATTGCATATGACCCGGCTCGAAGTCGAGACAATTCAGTAATTTTGGTTTGTGAAATTTACTCTGAAAAAAATCAAGACGGGGATCTTGAATATAAAATGAGACTTTTAAATTGCATAAATCTTATTGATATAAGCAATAAAAAGAAAAAGAAACCTATGCAAACACCAGCTCAGATTGACTATTTGAAACAGGTTATTCTCGATTATAATCAGGGCGGGGATGAAAACTACAGTAATATTCTCGGAGTTTATATTGATGCCGGTTCTGGTGGTGGTGGTGTTAATATTGCTGACTATTTAATGCCTGATTGGAAAGATAAATCCGGTAAAACTCATAGAGGACTGATTGACAAAGAATATTCAGAAGAATATGTTAAAAAATTTCCAAATGCAGTCAATAAGCTTCATTTAATGGAACCAACTAAATACAAATCAGAAATGTATGAAGCCATGATTGAGATGATGAATCAGGATAAAATTGAGTTTACGGCTACATACGATAACAAAGGATATCTTACAATATTTGATATTGATAAGGATAAATACGAAAAAACTAAAAAAGATCTAATTGCCAAATATAAAAAACAGAAAATGACAGATGAAGAAATTGATTACAATGTTCAGAAAGAATTAGATAAACTTCAAAATGTTAAGAGCCATATTGAAAAATTAAATTGGCAAGAAGAAGCTTCTCTTTCAAGTATCGATGCATTAAAAGAGGAACTTGTAAATATGATCCGTATTCCACGACAATCAGGAAAAGATTCATTTGAATTGTGTCCTGAAAAAGCTAACCGTCTTCATGACGATAGAGCTTACGTTACATGTATGTGTTCTTATGCTCTTCAAACTGAACGCCGGAAAAATATTACTGCAAAACGTAAACCTAAAGTTGACAAATCGTTAGTTCAAAAACTTACGATTAGAAAAGGCGTTGTACGTTCTATGTTCGAAACTTAATATAATTATATGATATTTCAAAGGAGGTGCTGTTACTTGGCTAGACAACAAGGAAATATTTCTGCAAAAAAAGTTTCTACTGCAAAAAAAATTGATCCAGCACCTTCTCAGCTGAATAATACGGCTGAAATGCGTGATTGGTATCAAAAAAATAAAAAAAATATTGAAAATTATGCTGCTGCTATGGAAGGAGCAAAATCTCTTCGTGATATCACTAAGACAAGCACTAAAGCGGTGACAGCTTATAGTAAGGACAGTCTTCGTACTTACCTGCAAAATATTGGAAGTAATGAAAAGAATTTAAGAAATTTATCAAGATATCTTTATTATCGATGTCATGCTTATTATAGATTAATTGCATATAATGCAAACATGTTTTGTTTAGATGCAAGATCTGTTATTCCGGAATATGATATGGTTGCAGGCGTAGATACGAATGCCATGCTTAGTTCTTATCAGGACACATTAAATGTGTTGGATAAGTTAAATCTTCAGTATGAGTTCTTAAAAGCTTATACTATTTGTTTTAGAGAAGATGTTTTTTATGGATGCGCTTATTATGATGAAATAGGAATGTTTATTCTTCCGCTTGATCCAGATTATTGTAAAATTTCTGGTATATACAATACCGGTGATTTCGCGTTTGTAATGGATATGAGTTATTTCAGATCCAGACAGACTATGTTGGAATTATGGGGTGAACCCTTCCAGTCAATGTATCGTGCCTATGAAAGTGATACTACAAATGGAAAGTGGCAGCCTATGCCAGATGAATATGCTATTTGCTTAAAAGCCAGAGCTGAAGATTGGGAAACTGTAGTCCCCCCATTCTCTGGTTTGTTATCTGGAATTATCAATCTTATTGATTTAGACGATCTACAGGCTATTGCTGACGCTCAGGATATTTATAAAATGATCTGGTTAGAACTTGAAACGATAACTGGTAGTGAGGATCCAGACGATTGGAAAGTTAATCCGGATATTGTTATTGAGTATTTTAACAGGATGATTAATGAATGCCTCCCTGACTATACTTCTGCTGCTATTGTGCCAGGAAAATTAGATCAGATTTCGTTTAATAATGATAAAGCAACAGATACGAACAAAATAGCAAAAGCTACAGAAACTCTTTTCAATTCTTCTGGTGGCGCTCAAATTCTTAATAGTGCTACCATCTCAGGTACAACAGCCTTTGGAGCAGCAATTCGTGCCGATACAGAATTAGCTATTTCTATGCTTCTACCACAGACTCAGGGATGGGTTAACCGCTTCCTTACATATTGGGTCTCTAACCCAGCCAAGGTAAAATTCTTTGAAGTTTCTGCTTATACAAAAGATGAATTCAAAAAAGAACTTTTGGAGGGAGCAACTAATGGCTTACCTACAAAATTAGCCTATAATACATTAAATCAATTCTCTGAGAAAGAAACTATGGCTTTAAATTATTTAGAAGAACAAGTGCTTGGTTTATCCACTTTGTTTGTTCCTCTTCAGACATCCTATACACAAAGTAATAGTTCGAATAATGGCGGTGCCCCTCAAAAAAGTTCAACCGAAATCACAGACGACGGAGAAGCATCAAAAGATAAGGCTGATAAAGCTAAATAAGAGGATAATAATTATGGATAATAAGAAATTTATAATTACAACAAACGATGAATCAGCTTCATTGCTTATTCAGACTGGTTTTCATCTTGTGAGCCAGAATGGTAAACAGTGGACTTTTTTAAATGACAACAAAATGCTGTTTAACAATTTAAGCGATGTTGTCTATTCAGATAAATTATTTATTTGATTACTCCTCTTCTATTTGAGGAGAATTACTCAAAGAAAGGAGGAAAATCTTGAAGAAATTCTTAACTATTGACGATTTGATTGAATTTTGTATGAAGAATAATTTTTCTAAATTCAGCAGCAAAGAATCTAATGCAGAAATTAGCGTCCAAATGCCAGCAGTCGCTACATTTGGAAAATCTGATGATAATAAGCATACAGAAGGATTATGTCCTTTTAACGCTACTGCATATCATGATCATGTCAACTTAAACAAATCTAATATCAACGAAGATACATTTCAGGAAAATACACAATCTATACCATATCGCCCTATTCTGGCAAATATCGTTGAAAATTCTGATGGTAATAAAGATTTTGGATCACATGATTTTACAGTGGAAACTGATGAAAATGGAGAAGAAAAAATCACTTATCAGGAACGTCCAGTTGGTGTAATCAAAAAAGATTATACAATTGAATATGATAAAGAAGCCGGAGTTAACAGAGCTGTAATTCAGGGATATCTCTGGGAAGGATATTGTCAGGACGCAATTGATATTATGCAGCGTAGACAACAGGTTGATTGTAGTGTTGAATTGAGTATTAGAGAATTATCATTTAATGCTAAGGATAAAGTGTTAAATCTGGATGATTATTATGTTAGTGGATTGACTTTACTAAATGAAAATGTTGGTCCAGGTATGGCTGGAAGTAATGTTCAGCTTGCTGATTTTGAATCAAAAAATTCTGTATATTCTAATTTTGATGTAAATACTAAAATGCTTGAAATGTTAGAGAAGATTAATGCTACTCTCTCTAATTTCAATAAAAAAAATGCTGATGGAAAGGAGGACAATCAGGTGAACAAATTTGAAGAACTTTTAAAGAAATACGAAAAAACTGTAGATGATATTACTTTTACATATGAAGGTCTTTCAGATGAAGAACTGGAGGCTGCCTTTGCTAAGGCGTTTAATACTGATCCGGCAGGTGATCCTGCTCCTACAGAACCAGAAAAATTCGTAAAATCATTTGAACTTTCTCACAGCGATATTCGTTGTGCACTTTATAACTTATTAAATGCATATGAAGAAGCAGATAATGATTGGTATTTTATTAATTCTGTATATGATTCTCATTTTACATATGAGAATTGGGATGGAGATAAAATCTTTGGACAGGCATATAAAAAAGATGGCGACAATGTTTCATTTGATGGTGAAAGATATAATCTTCATCGTGAATTACTGACTGATTCTGAATATTCTGAACTTCAGAATATGAGATCAAATTATGCTGCAATTTCAGATAAACTTGCTTCTTATGAAAAGAAAGAGGCTGACGAAGCTAAAAATGCACTTTTTGAGTCAGATGATTATAAAGGAATTTATGAATCAGAAGAATTCAAGGGTTTAAAAGAAAATCATACAGAATTTTCAGTTGATGAATTGAAGTCTAAACTTGATACTATATTGCTGTCATATGCTAAGTCTGGCAAGTTAAATTTTGCTGTTGAAGATGGTGATGTGCATGATGATAACGCCGGAAAAAAAACAGTAAGTAAAAAGACTTTTGGAAATCCATCACAGACTAAAAAGAAAAATAGATATGGATCTTTATTTGCATAATGCAAAATAACATATTTGTTTTATAAATCAGACCGTAAATACGGTCTTATTTTTTTTGCCAAAATTTATGAAAGGAGAACAACATGATTAAGTACAGTATTGAAAAGCATGCTGTGGCCTTCCCTTCTAAGCTTGTTGCACAGAATGGCGGAGAACACATTTATAACATTACACTGACCTCTGATACAGATAATGGAAATCTTGTAGCAAGAGGCGATTTTGAAGATCTTGACCGTTACACAGAAGCTGCTGTTACTACATTTGAAGGTAAAATTCAGAAACAGGCTGCTAATGGTAATTGGTATGTAGAGGTTGTTGATCCAGGAGATGCTCTGTTTGTTTACATGCAGGCATTTATTGCAGAGGATTGGACAAATACATGGAAGAAGGAGTCTAACTTCTATAACGCAAAAGGAGACGTTGTAAGAGGTTATGCTCTTCATAAAGGTGATGTATTTGAGGTATCTGTTGAGGGATTCGATGGACAGCCAGCTGAAAAAGCGACAGTTACTTGTGAAAACAAGAAATTAAAAATTGGTTAATTTAAGGGAAAGGAGGAAAAAATATAATGAGACGTAAAATGACTTTTGCTGATTTAAGTGCACATGTTCAGGAAGTATTTGCTAGCATGTGTAAAGATGGTGTTACACCAGAGGAAAATTATGAAGGTTTCAAAAAGCTTACATATGATCTGAATCATAATCCAAACGAAATGTTTGATGAAAATGGAAATAAAAAGACCAAACGAGACGCAGAAGATGCGGTTCGTAAATTTGTATATGCAATTATGGGACTAAACGAGAATTCTACAAAACGTGACAGAAATCGTGCTATGAAGAAACATGGTATTGAACTGTTCGAAGTTATGGAAGAAGAAATTGATATTAAAGTCGAAACAGGCTTTAAAGAATCAGAATTCTTCAATAACTATGTAGAGACAAGAAACCTTTCCCGCGGAGATCGCCAGGAATTCTGGACAGATGATAAAGTTGTTTTATCTACAACAAAAATTGCGGGCGATCATCATGACTTTACACTTCAGAGACTTGGTTCTGGAGAAAGTTATACTGTAACCACAAGTGTATACGGTATTGCTGTTGGTGCTGATATTGATCTGTATTTGGCAGGAAGACTTGATTGGTCTAAATTCACAGATCAGTGTGCTGCTGCTTTCGTGAGACAGATTCAGAATGATATTTATGCTGAAATGATGAACGCAGGAAAGAAACTTCCAGCTCAGTTCCAGGGCACAGGTGCTCTTTCAAATGCTACTAAGGACAAGCTGGATGAACTGCTTGAGGATGTATCTCTCGCAAATGATGGTGCTCAGGTAGTTATTATGGGTACAAGAACTGGATTACAGCAGTTCCAGAAACTGATGGATGTTGATTGGATCACAGATGATCAGAAGAAAGATGTTGCTACAATGGGACGTCTTGGATACTATGGTCCATATACATTAGTTGAAATCCCACAGAGATTCGCTCTGAATGATACAACTAAGAAATTAATGGATCCTAAGACTCTGTTTATTATGCCGCAGGTTGAAGATAAGTTCATTAAATTCGTTGATGTTGGTGAAACAGAAATCTATGAAATCACTGATAAGGGTGATCGTATGGATGATACAATGAAATACGAAGTACAGAGATCAATGGGTGTAGGAACACAGATCGGACGTTATTTTGGCGTTTGGCAGCTTGCCTAATCTAAAATATCAATAAAAAACTGAATAATTCTCCATTCGCGTAGAGGATTATGCGAATGGAGGATTATTATGATTGGATATATTTATATTATAACAAATACAATTACTGGGAAACAATATGTTGGACAGACAATACAAACAATAGAGACACGATTTCAGGGACATATTTCATCAGCTAAGTGTAATACTGATAAAACATATTTACATAATTCCATGAATAAATATGGACATGAAAATTTTAAAGTAAAAGAAATCACTCATATAGATTGCATTTCAAAAGACATATTGTCACAAAAATTAAACGAATTAGAAATTTATTATATTAAAAAATATAATACGTTAGTACCTGGTGGATATAATTTAACAAAAGGCGGGACTGAAGGCGCTGAATTATATAAAAGAAAAATAGATGAATATGATTTAAATGGAAATTTTATTCAAACTCATAATTCAATAATTGAGGCGGCTGAATATGCTGGTTCTAATTATAATACGGCAATTTTTAAATGCTGTGCTGGAAAGTGTACATACGCCTTTCAGAAAATTTGGAGATACCACGGAGATCCGTTAAACAAATATAAAGTGCCAGAGATAACTATAGCTCAACGTATTAATAAAAAAGCCATTGTATCTCAATATTCAAAAGATGGAAAATTAATCGCAACCTATAATTCTATAGTTGATACTACTTCATTTTTCGAAAAAGAAATCAATTTATCTCATATTTCTGAATGTTGTAAAGGTAAATTATATACAGCATATGGTTATGTTTGGAGATATGGAGATGACTCATTTGATAAATATAATTCGAATCATGATAAACGATTTTCTGGTTGTCAAAAATTTGATTTACAAGGAAATTTGCTAGGCACTTATTCATCTATTAAGGAAGCTTGTATTTCTATAGATAAAGATCCCCAAAAATGTAATTCACATATCGTATCTTGTTGTAAAGGTGCTAGAAAAAGTGCCTATGGTTATAAATGGAAATATATTGAATCATAATTTAAAGAGTGTTAATACATTCTTTTTTTTATACGAATAAAAGGAGGAACTTTTCATGGCAACTACTGCAGTGAAAAAGACAAAGACTACTGAAACTGCTACTGAATCTGTTGCAGCATCTGTTACGGAACCTGTTACATCTGAATCAGCAAAAACAGTAGAAGTAAAAAAAGAAAAGAAAACTTATGCCCCTACTGATGGGATTCCATGTAAATCTATTACTAATGGTGGACTTTATATGCCAGGGCTTAAGTCAAATATTTTATACACATGGATTGATGCCGGAGATGTAATTGAAGTTGAATATCAGGATCTGCAGGCAGCAATCAGATCAAATAATGGTTATGTTATGAATCCATTTTTTGTTATTGAAGATGAAGAACTTGTTGCACAGTTTCCACAGCTTAAGAAAATTTATAATACATTATATTCTGTAGGTGATCTTGAAGATGTAATTACAGAGCTTTCTCCTGGAGATATGAAGGCTACTATTCTTTCACTTCCGAAAGGGGCACAGGACTCTATTAAACATCTTGCTTCAAAAATGGTAAGTGACGGTAGACTTGATAGTGTAAGAAAAATTAAAGTGCTTGACGAAATCTTTGATACAGAAATGAGTATTATGACAGGACTATTTAATTAAAAATAAGGAGGTATATTATGCCTTCTCTAAATTACGAAGAAATATACTCAAAATTTCGATTAAAAGCAGAAGCTTATGATATTTTACAATATCGTGAAGATGATGTAAGTGCGGTTTTTATGCCGGAATATTTACATGCATCAATAAATAAACCTTATATTCGAAGACTTTTTTCTGAATTGAAACTTGGAGATACAGTTCAGGAATTGACATATATAATGAAATATTCTGTTGATGATGATTTTGATGCAGAATTTATAACTGATATCTTAGGTATAGGTATGGTAATTGAATGGATTACACCCAAAATTAACAGCCTGAATAATACTCAGCAGGTATTTGGATCTTCTGAGGAAAAATTTTATTCTCAGACTAATCATTTAAATGGTTTAAAAGATTTAAAAAAATCATTAATCAAGGAACAGAAGAACTTGATTAAAGATAGAGGTTATATATGGAATAGTTATCTGGATGGAAGTAATACATAATGGATACAATTTACGGACATTTTGATGATTTACAAATTGAAGAATATAAGGAAAAATTACACAAAGAAATGTTTTGGCTTCTTTTATATAAGGATCCAAAAACAAAAGATGAATTTAAAAATGTTGACTTTGAAAAATATTTTATCAATTTAATGAAGAAAATCGATGGTTTGAATACTCTTCTCTTCTATCCTGTAGAAATTGTAGCAATTATGAGTTTATTACAGGCGGCTCTCAATGAGACAAGAAGTGATGATTTTAATTATCGTTCTTACCGAAAATTGATACTAGATGCGCATTCGTTAGTAGACAAAATTAATTCTAGGAGTTGATTCTATGGTTACTGCAGAAATGTACAAAAATTATTTGTCATCATATGGCAGTAATCTAGCTCAGGTAAAGAAAAATCAGTCTGATGCAATTATGAATAATTCTTTTACTGCCGATGCACAATATAAAAGAGTTTATATTTTAACAAAAGATGGATGGAAATGGGAAGATGCTAAATATCAACGTCATGCCAAGCTTTCCATTCTTAAAGATGCAGTGGATTATTATTTACAATTTCGGCCTAAAGTACATTATCCAATAGGAAGTTATGTGTTTGTTCCTGATGATACTGACTTCGATATTAACATATCTGGGCACGAACTTGATAATCCGCTCTCACTTCCAGACGAAAGAATTACACAACTGTGGTTTATTGTCGGTAGAGATGATGCGAATGCTTTTGTTAGATATAATATATTAAAATGTAATTGGAAATTTCAATGGATTTACGATAACAAATTATATAAATGTTGGGGTTCAAATAGATCAGCTAATAGCTACACAAGCGGTCGTTGGGATGATCAATATACATCTTCGCTTGATAATCTGACAGCTGCATGGCTTCCAGATATTTATTATGCGTATGGTAATAATTTATATGATTTAGGACTTAGTGACGATCGTACTATTATGCACGAACAACGTTTTATGCTTACGAATAACATTCTTGACCCAAAAGTCTATCAGGTCACAAAAATAATAGATCTTAATCCTTCTGGAGTAATTAAACTTTCCATAAAACAAGATGAATTGAATAAAAAAGTTGATAATGTTCAACTTAGAATTTGCAATTATTATAAATGTTCTGGTGATCAAAAAACAGAGATTATTCAGAAACCTCAAACAATGATTACAAGTTCACAAATTGAATGGATGTATCTAAATGACGATGGTGAAATCGAGCCATTATTGGACCGTTCAAAACAGTTTCTTTATATTGGAAAAAATTCATATTTTGAATATAAACTTCCTTATGCCGATCTTACTTCTGAATGGAATATTAGTCTTGTTGACAAAAATTCCGAATATACAGAAGAAGAAAAATCATATTATGAAGGATTAATAAAATTGACTGTAATGGATAATGTCACTATATCACTTAAGCCTGGAAAAGCTCATAGTTTAATAGGCAAGAGATTTAATTTATCGGCCACAGATAATAACGGAGACAATCATTCTTCTATTGAAGTGGAGGTGCAATTAGATGAATAGAGATATATCACATATTACACGAGATCTTGAAAATAAGAAAAATAACGACATCATTTATAAAAAAGATAAACTGTTAAAACTATTCAATGAGGATCCTGATCTTAATGAAATTTTAGGAAAAAAAGATAAACGCCCGTTGAATAAATATACAGATAAAAATAATCCCACAGCTCAAGAACTAAATGAGCGAAATTTAATCATTGAATATAATAAACGAGTTGATAAGAAGCAAATTCTTCCTATATTAAAACTGAATGGTATTAATAAAGAAGTATTAAATTTTATTATGTTTGATATAAATGATACTGATACATCATATTACAATAAGGCTATGAAAATACAAACACTTATAGTTATGTGTTTAGTTCATGAAGATGATCTTGATACAGAATATGGGATTGTACGAACAGACTTATTGAGTTATATCGTAAAAGATCTTTTATGTTGGACGAATTCTTTGGGAAATCAACTTAAATGTATAGATGATTATGGAGATATTATTGACTCTAGGTATTATTGTAGAACGTTGAAATTTGAAATTGAATGTCCTAATAATTTATATGCAGGAATGAATAACAAATATGACAATTTCCAAAGAATCTGAAATTGATGCACTGAAATTATATTTTGGTGAACCATTTGTTATCGAAAATGATACATATAATGACATTATAATTAATCAACCTACAATAGGAGACATTATAAAAAGTGGTGAGAAAAAGATTTATTCTACTATAAATATTTTTATTGCCAATCCTACTATGTATCGCATGCAATTATGGGATCTTGGTATTGATTGGAATAAAATGTCTGACTTTTCTTTGTTTTGTATGCTTGTTCCAAGTATAGACTCAAAATCTACAAAGTTACTATTCGGTGACTTGAATTTCCAATTGTTTCAATTAAAACAAACACAAACAGAAGACGGGGAACCGTTTTTTTATTTACTTAATGAAGAACAAAATGTTCAGATAGATGAAGCCGCATATCTACAGATGGCTTCGTATTTAAGAGCTATGTTCAACACTTACCCAAAAGTGGAAAAAGCCAGGGGAAAATCTACAAAAGAATGGATGATTGAAGAAGATCGCATGAGCTTCGAACAACACAAAAATGATGTTTACAAATCCACTCTTCTACCACTCATATCTACTTGTCTTAATCATCCCGGTTTCAAATATAAAAAAAATGAATTACGTGAAGTTGGCATTGTTGAATTTATGGACAGTGTTCAAAGATTACAAGTTTATGAATCTTCTACTGCTCTACTTAAGGGTATTTATAGCGGCTTTGTTGACGCTTCAAAAATTGATAAGAATGAACTTAATTTCATGAGAGAAATTTCTCTCAAAAATTAATTTCTATATACAAAAATTTTAAAGGAGGAAATCATAATGGGATTTACATTAGATGATATCGTAATTGATCGTGTTCAGTATGGTTTTGCCGAAGACCTTAACGGAAATCCATTATACACTTTAACACAGCTTCAGGATGCAACAATTAATATTAGTGCTGAGTCAACTGATGCAACAGATAACCAGGGAAACCTGATTAAACGTTTCTGGAAAGCTAAAACAGGTGAATTTACAGCTAACAATGCAATGATCAACCTGAATGTTATTGGAGCTGCTTCTGGAGAAGGTAAGAAAATTGCTTCTCAGGAGAACAAAATTGTTATGCCAAAGATTATCACCGTAAAGAAAGGTGAAAAAGCAACTCTGAAAGATATTGTTGAAGGTTCTGTAAAAGTAAATGCTTTCAGCGCAAATGGTTCCATGGGTACTGCATATGAGAAAGATACTGCTGCAAGTGCAGACAAATACGCTCTTACAGAAGGTGGAGAGTTTACACCTCCTACAGCTGAAGGTGTAGATACATACATCGTCAAGTATGATCGTAGTGTTGGAGCTGGTGTATCTATTACTAATAGAGCAGATAAGTTCCCTCAGACAGTTAAACTGACCCTGAAGGCTCTTGCTGTTGATCCTTGTCATTCTGACGTATTAAAGGGATTATATATCGAGCTTCCATCATTCCAGGTATCTCCAGAAGTTGAAATTTCATTAACAACTGATGGACAGCTTGCTTACTCTGGATCTATGCAGGTAGATTACTGTTCTGCTGATAAAGCTCTATATCATATTTACTGGGCTGATGAAGACGAAGAATAATTATTAGATAATATAATATTATTCTAATTACGGTCGGTATGTGTCATAGCATACCGGCTGTTTTACTATCCATATTCAAGGAGGAAAACATGGTTAAGAAAAATAACAAGAAATGCATTTTATGCGGAAAAACATATACATATTGTAGTCGCTGTGAAGAATTCGACCATCTTCCAAGATGGATGGAGATTTATTGCAGCGATAATTGCAGAACAATCTTTAATACACTGACAGAATATAATGCTGAAAACATTACAGCTAGAGAAGCTGCTGAAAGAATGAAAGATTGTGATATGTCTGATGTCAGTAAATTTCATGAAGTAAATCAGAAAATGATTGCAAAAATTCAGAAAGAAACTGCTGATATTAAATTACAGAAGATCTCAGAAAAAGATATTGTTGAGCCGGATTCTGTAGTTGACGAAGAAAATAGCGAGGAAATTGAAACTCGTAAACCAGTGCGTACAAGAAAACGTAAATAGTATTTGAATAGTGATTTTTTAGGGGTATGTCTCACTATTCGAGACTACCCCTTTTTTCACTTTTAAGGAGTAAAAGGATTATGAGAATACAATCAAATTTGAAGCCGCGTGATTATACGGAGAAAGAAGTCTGCAGGATTATAAATCCGAAGCAGCGTGATTTATATATTAAACATAGAGTATTTCCGATAGATATGTATCCAAGTGTTACGGATGACGGAAAAGACATTATTGTTTACATCTTTTTAATTGAAGAAACCAAAGAACTGTTTCTGCAATGGCTTAATCATACACTTGAATAAGGAGAAACTCTACATGAAAGAAAAAATTTTAGATAAACAGGTTTTAAGATATGTTATCGCCACTACTGTTTCTGGCAAACCAACATATCTCAAAAAGAAATTGCAAAAAATTGAATACAGTTTTGTAACAGATATTGATGACGCTACTAAATGCTCATCTTATGCTATTGCAGAGGCTGTAAGAAAATACTACGAACATGACACTCGTGATACTAATGCAGGATTGATTATTATTCCGGTTGTTATCAGTTATGAATTAGTAAAAGAGGTTTGAATATATGGATAAATCAATTATATTGACAATTGATCAAAAGACATTAGATTTGTATACAAAGTATTATTTTTTAGAACATCCAAGAGCCAAGAAAATTCCTATTGAAAAACCTTGGCATCCTTCGATTAATACTTGGATGATCTTACCACGTATACAGATGAATGCGTTAAAACAAAAGTGGAAGGAATTCGTAAAATTCTGGGTAAAAATAAATAAAATGGATAATAGGCAGTTAGATGATTTTGATCTCATTGTAACTGTCTTTTTTAATACAAAAAGACGACATGACGTAGATAATCAAATTCCTAAGTTTATTTTAGATGGGTTGACTGAGGCTGGGGCTATTGTAGATGATGATGAAAAGCATCTGCACTCTCTCACTTTAAAAACTGGATACGATAAGGAAAATCCAAGAACAGAATTTGAATTTATCATACATGAACATACAGAAAATAAGGAATAAAAGGAGATTCATTATGAGCGAAATAAATAAAGTTAATTCAGATACAATTGAAAGAAAAATTGATGTTCCAGAGTTTATCAGACGATATAATCTCTTGAAAACAGATGAACAGCGAGATGAATTTGTTAGAAATATTATTTGGAGAACATATTGCCCTGTTTTAGAAAAGAAACTTGTTCTTCAGACAATACTTGATAAGTCTATTACCACTGGAAAAAACGGGGTTAAGTATATTGATATGTTTTTATCTAAAATCAATATGACTACTACTATCCTTATTTTATATACAAAATTGAACATAGTAAAAACTGATGATAGTACTACAAATGCATTTCAAGATTATGATTTATTATTTGAAAATGGTTTATTAGATCAAATTTGTGCCATTGTTGGGGAGCATGAATTGGACGAACTTATGACTATCAATGGTTTACTTATGGATAATTTCCATGAAGAAAATAAAAATATCGAAGCATACATTGCAAAATACACAGAAGCATTTGCTACCACTATCGGTGTATTTGCCAATGAAGGTATTTCAGAATTAATGAAATATATAACTGAAAATGGAATTAAACTTGACTTAAAATAAATTAAATTATATAGGGGTGAATGTGTATGGGTAAAGTATATGTGGGGAGTCATGAACATTTAATGAAAATGAGAGCTGAGTTTGAAAAAGGAATAGAAAAAGAAAAACCAGCTATTGAAAAAGAAATTGCTGAAATGTTAGCACAAGAAATTTACGAAGATGCTAAACGCGCATATGCTCAAATTATTAATAGTTGGTACGCATCATATTCGCCTAAATATTATAACAGAAAAATGGATTTAAAAGATACCGGAGAAATCGTATTAGAAGGAACAAGTGTTTCAATTTATACAAAATCAGATCCATTAACAGGACATCATTTAGGAGCAGAAGGACTTTATGATTTAACGATAAAAAAAGGATATCATGGAGGCTCGACATATCGTGGACCACTTTATATATGGAGCCATCCTACTGGTCCTGCTGTTAGATCTTTTTCTCCATTTAGAGCAATGCAAAGCTGGATTGAACATTATCATTATCGTTCTATGAATAGCAAAGTTAAAAAAATTATTGCAATACTTCGTAGACATTATTCAAAATATGAATATTTTAGGTTATTTTATTAGGAGGTGTAATTAATGAAAGATAAAGCTGGTACTATAAATGCTAATGGCATAGCAAATGTTTTATTAGGAGCTGTTAATGAAGCTCTTGTTGATGGTAAATCATCTAAAAAAGGAAATAATTCAAAAAATCAGGCTAAAGTAGATGTACAAGTTAAAGGTAAACCTGATATGTCAGAAGTTGAAGCTGCAAAAAAAGAAGTGACTAAACCGGTTGAAGTTCCAGTTAAATTAAAACTTGACGCCTCTGAAATAAAAGCACTTCAGAACCTTCCGACAGCAAAAGCAAAAGTGGAGTTCTTAATAAATAAAAAAGCTGTTAATGATATTGTAGCGAAAGATTTAAATAATGTTATTAATAAAGCAGCTAAAAAAATGAATAGCAAGCTTCAAGGAATTACTTCTGAATCCATGGCATCGCTTGCAAGTTTGGATAAATTTTTACCAAATATCCCTGAGTTATCTTCTAGCAAACATAGAGCAATGATGACAGAGCTTAAAAAAAAAGGATTATCCGATATATCTCAAAACGAACGTGCTCAAATTGAAAATGCATACAGACTTCGTAGCTATTTATTAGACAGTAAAAAAGAAATGTCTAAAGGAGGGAAATTTATTCCTTCATCCGGAAATCTTACTGCCCCTGATACTTCATTATCTTTAGAAGATTATAATAAAGCACTTAATGGATTAATAAAAACAAGTAAGAATATTATTATTGCCTCAGATTTATTTGAACAGTTAAATAAACAATTAAAAACAAACAAACGGAATATTCCTGTTGAACAGGATGTCTCTTCTAAAACAATGCGTAGATTATTAGGAATGGGTATCAAAAAAAATGATCCAGATTATGATCCAAATAACTATGCTCAATATCTGTTAAATCAATCATTAAATAAAGCAGGATTTTCTGATGATATTGATAAAATTGTTGCACATCAAACACATAAGATAGAACTTAGTGTTACAAATAGCCATCTTGATACCATATTTAAAAAATCACAAAATGAAGGGCTTTCTAAAAAAGATTATTCTGAATTAGTAAATAGGTATATAAATAAGAGTCTTGCAGAACTTGAAAAAGATATTTTATCAGATGACCAATTTGGTGAGATTGCATTAGGAAGTATATCTGATATTAAGAAAAAAGCAGAAACTCTTAACGATTCATTAAAGACACGAAGAAAAAATAAATTCATTGGTCTTATGTCAACATATATTGCTAAAGGCGGATCTGGTATAAACAATGAGGAATTTTATAAAGCTCTTCTATCTGATATATCAGAATATGATAAAGATATTGATGCAGAGGGAAAACAAAAAGCAATTGAGCAAGCTGTTCAGAAGCAATTAACGGAACAGAAAGCTGCAGAAAACAAAGAAGAAAAATCAGCACTTAAGAAGACAACAAAAAAAAGAACTGCTAAAAAGAAAGAATCTATTCCTGTCCAGACAGATGTTGAAGAGGAAGATGCCTCTGCGTCTACTCCTGCTCCTGCTATTGAGTCTAAATCTAAATCTGCAAAGTCGAAAGCAAAAAAAGTTTCAAAGACAACGACATCTAAATCTGCAAAATCAAAAGAGAAAGAAACTCAAGAATTACTTGATCAATTAGGGTCTCTTGAAGGCGAATTAATGCGGGCATATGATGAATACGTTGATAAAAAAGAAGCATACAAAAATGGAAAATCTCCTTTTCAATATGCTAATGCTCGTGAAAATTACAGAACGACTTATATAAAGATGCTGGCAGCACAACTTCCTGCATCAAGTTTTAAAAATATCACTGGTAAAGATCCTTTCAGTATATTAAAAGCTAAATCACTATATGATCATGCATATAATACAAGTAGACAAATTTTCGGAATTAAGGATTCTTTGCATGATTTAGGTTATACAAGAGATGCGTATCCTGAAATGTTTGATTCACTCGATGGAATGGCTCGTAAAATTATTACTGTAAATAATATGCGATATAATAATCGTAACAAATCAAATGGAGATACTGATGAAATTGTACAAATCATCAAAGATGTTGAAAATCAAGCAACTCAACTTGAGGATATGGTTCGCGCAGATGGACATTCAGGGTTTACTTTAAAAGGAATTCCATCTATTCAAGAACCTTCTAAAGAAAATATTTCTAAACCAAAATCTCAACCAACTCCTGAAAACAAAGAAGAAAAACAGATTCAGCAAAGTAAAGATGTTGCAAAAGCTAAGAAAAAGGAAGCCGACGCTGTTGTGGCTGCGAATGACAAAATTGCTAAATCTGAAAAGAAAGCTGCTGCGATCGTAGTTTCTCCATCTACTCCGCCAACTCCTCCTAAAGGTCCGAAAGATAAAACAACACAAGAAAAAATAGAACAGGCGGATCGAAAGGGACAATCATCAGAAGAAGTTAGTAAATCGAAAATTCCAGAAACTCCTATCTCTCCTAAATATAAAGTTGTTTCTGCTCCTAAATTAAAGAATAGTAATTCTAATTTAACAAAAACCCCTGTTACTCCTCCAGAATTAGATGGTTTAAAACAGCTTTCTCAAAGGGAATTTGGCGACGCTCAGAAATATATTAAAGTGTATGAAGATACTAACAGAACTATATACACCCTTACTCAGACATATAAAAAACAGTTCGATGCTAATGGTAATCTTTTAGCTGAGGGATATGAAAATGCTATTGCATATTATGATAGTTATGAGAAACTTGAGGGAGAAGCTGTTAAATTAAGTAAAAAGATTAACTCTAATTATGCGAAACTTGATACAGAAAGATATAAATCTACTGATAAACAGAATCCTAATTATCTTAAAAAGTTACAGGATGATATCAAATCTGATCAACAAGACTTATCCGAACTACATAGAATTGCAAGGTTAAATGCATCTCTTTCTAATAACAATTATACATATCAGGATTTTACTCAAGCACTTCGAAAAGGATCTGCTGAATCCGCCAGATCATTATCTGCAACTCGTAAAACAAATCGTGATAATTTCAATGTTCAAAAAGATACATTAAATACCGATCTTTCTAAACAGATTTCTGATGTGAAATCTCTTGGTCAGGCAGGCGCTATTGCTGCTGCAAAGCTTCAGACTGTACAACAGGCTTTAGTTGGTATTACTACTCCTTCTGGACTTGAAGATACCAAGAAACAGATCGAGGATATTGGTAAACAATTCGATGCAAATAAAACTCGTGAGTCTGCATTAAATTATGTTCACAACCTGGAACAGGGATTAACTGGTAAATTACCTATCACTAAACAAAATAGTGCTACTTCTCAATTTGAAGATAGTATCAATAGAACAAATGGTACATGGACTGGACCATTAGCTGATTTGGATAAAACATTCAAATTTAATCGTAATACTACTGCAACGGAAATTGACGGATATATTGCCGATGCAAAAAAACTTGGAGATATCGGGAAAGAGTCAGCAGAAGCATTTTCCAATTTAAAAACAAATCTTGAAAATTGCTATACAGAATCTGGATTGAAACAAATTCAGACACAAATGCGTGGAATTTCCAAAGAAATGTCTACTGCCAAAAAGCAGGCAGATGAAGCTGCGAAAAATTCTGAAACTGCAAAGATCAATGATCAGTATACTCAGATTATGT